GAGAACGCCAAGCGTGCCGTCGATGATCTGGAGGTTGCTCGGATTGATCGCCGACACTGGCGGGGCGGTCCAGTTGCCGTCCGCGCCATCCACACCCGCCAGTCCAGGGAGGCCGGCGGCACCAGTAGCGCCGGCAGCGCCGGCCGGGCCGGGCGGTCCATCGGCGCCAGGCAGACCGCGCCAGTCGTGCCCGGTCGGATCAGGCGGCACGTCCGGCGGCGGCAGGGTGCCCTCGAACGGCGGGCCGTCATCTGCCGCCAGATCGAGTTGCCCGGTGAAGGTGAGGCGCGCAACCATCAGTAGTATTCACCCTGGACGCGCTCGCCTGAGGTCGGCAGCGCGATGTAGCGCGCCAGCGACCGCTCGGCCGCCAGCGCATCCCGCGGATCGGCCTTCAAGCCGAACTGCCCCGCCAGTTGGTCGGCGGCGAGGCGCACGTAGCAGTCGGCGGCGGCGTCCGGTATGTCGAACGAACTCCACCGCACCAGCCCGCGGGCGGCCAGGTCCTGATGCACGCCCAGCACCTCGTCCGCCGCCAAGGCCGGCGCGGCCATGATCTGCGCGATCTTGCGGATGCGCGCCTCGATCACCGGCAGCTGCGCCGGGTCAGCGGCCTTGCCGAACGCGGGCGCGAGATACATCGCGGTCAGCCGCGCGTAGTCCTCCGCCACGGCGCTAGGGACGGCGCTGGCGGCCCAGGAGACGAACCCCTGGGCAATCAGGCCGTCATGCACCGCGGCGGCCTTGGCGAGCGCCAGGGCGGCGTCGGCGGGCGATGGCGTCTCGTCCGAGGCGATGATCGCCAGCCACAGCAGCGCGTTGGTCGCGATGGCGGCGAGCGCGACCGGCGCGGCCAGCGCCGGACGGTCGGCGACGGGGACGATCGCCACGCCCAGGCGGCGCAGCGCGCGTTCGCCCAGGGTGGCGACGGAGACGGTCATTGCTGGGGTCCTTGGTTGCGATCCGTTACGATTTAGGTTGACATTCAGTGATACATCTGCTACATTAGCTACATCAGCCGGGATGGCCCGGCGAAATCAGGAGACAGACCATGCCACTCGGTATTTTCCCCCCGGAGATCACATGCCACCAGGAAACAGACGGCACCTGGACCGCGACGCTTTTCATCGAGGGTCGGTTTTACGCTCAGATCAAGGGCTTCGCCTCCCGCGCCGCTGCGCGCCGCGAGATCGGCCGCAGGTACCTCTAATCAGGAGACAGACGATGGCCAACCCGTATTTTGTCAGCGTCGCCGATGTCCGCCAGATCGCCGGCACTAGCGGTCTGTCACACGCGGAGTTCTGCGTCGATCAGATGGAAACCCAGATGGGCAGCGAAGCCTGCGTCGAACAGCGTGCCGAGATAGCCCGACTGCACGACGCAGCATGGCAGGCCCATGTCGATTCGTGCGCCGACCTGGGGGATATCAACGTATGACCAACCATCCCCGCCGCCACGTCCTGCTGCCCAGCGATCTGTTCGGCGAGATCGACCTTTATCGCCACGCCAACCGGATCGACACGCGCACCGAGGCGATCTGCCAGTTGATCCGCGCCGGCCTCGAATACACCGCGCCGCTTGATCCTGCCGCCATCACCGTCACGGACGGTCGGGCCAACCTGCACGATCAGCGCCCGACCGCCATGAAGCTGAAGCGACCGGCGCGGTTGGAGAAGTCCGCGTCGGGCGGCTCGGGGCGGCCATAGTAGTCCATCGGGGCCGCGCGCTTGGAGAACCCAAGCGGCGCGGCCATTTCCGCGTGCGTCGCGTCATAGGCTGGCCAGACGGCGAGGTTCTCCCCCTCCTGAAACACCCGCAGATGATGGTTCTGCGCCGCCTCCATCATCTTGGCGATGTCCATCCGTGACGGGTTTATGTGCGCCGTGACGTTGCCCACGTCGATTGCGCCGGGTTTCATCCGCATCCCCGGCGCCGTCGTGCCCATCATCAGCGCGTTAGCGTACTGCCCCGCCGCGTCGGTCCAGAACTGCGGCTGTTGCGCCGTCCGCGCGGCGTCCGCCACGATCGGAGCGTTGAAGTCGTACGCATCCGCCCACGTCGGCCGCGGCGCCAGCGCATTGCCGTCCGGCTCGCCGATGCCCGGCAGCGCCTCGCGTGACAGGAGCGCGTTGGCGGGCATCGGTCGCCGCTACGCCAGCGCGCCGCCGAAGATGGTCGAGGCGGTGACGGCCACATAGACGCCGGTCTTGCCCGCCGCCAGCGCCACGCCGGTATCGGTCGCGACCGCGTTGATCGTGCCCGTGCCGGGCGCGAACACTTGCGCCGACTTCGAGCCGGAGTTGACCACCACGACCAGTTGCCCGGCGCCCATCGGCGGCAGGATCACCGAATCAGCGTCGGTGGCGGTGATGCTGAGTCGGTTGACCTGGGCCGTGAGCGGCGTGCCGGTGGCGTGGTTGCCGCTCGCCTTGGCGGTGACGGTATCGGCCACGGAGAACGCAACCGGCATATCGAAGGTCTGGACCGGGACCGTGCCGCTGCTGGTGGTGCCGTCCACCGTGGCGCCGGACGGCGCGGTGCCGGCGGCGATCAGCGCATCGCGCTGCGCGGTGTTGGCGTCCAGCGTCGTGCCGTAGGCGCCGCGCGCGGCGAGCTGCGCGGAGCCGGAGAGGACCGCTTGCGCGCCGCGGCCTGGGATGACTGCCATGATAGTCTCCTGGTGGATGGAGGGGTGTGGGTATGAAAGCGATGGTGGACCGGCTGATGCGCGTCCTGTTTGATGACCCCGAGGACACGATGTCTGAGATCACCCGCGCGGAAGGCCCGTTCGTCATTCGGCAGATGATTGCCGAGTTGCGCGAACCCGGCTTTGCAATTTGCAGCGCGCAGACCGTCGTTACTCCGGGGCAGGCCGACCTGATCTGGAAGCAGATGATCGACGCGATGTTGGAGGAGGAGTAGGGCGTCGATGAACGAGATGGTCGAGCGACTGGCGTTGCTGCTGACACGGGCAAAGGTCGGCTTTGAAAGTGCCGAGGTTCCGGTCGATGCCGCCCGAAGGTTAGCCCGCACCTTCTTTGCCGCGATGCGCGAGCCAACCGAGGCGATGCTGGAGTGTGCCGGAAGCGTCGAGGATTACACCGACCGCGACAACATCTTCGCGCACGCGTGGCGCGCGATGATCGACGCGGCGCTGGAGGAGTAGGTGCCCCGAACCGTTACCGGCGCGCTCGGGGCAACACGCGAATCCCGCGCCGGAAGGAGACGGCGCCCGGCTCGGGTGTCAGGCCGGCTTATCGTCCGGCTGTTGCTTCGCCACCGCCGCATCCCGCGCGGCTACGTTGCCCTCCATCGTGTCGGCGGCACCGCCGCGCGCGGCAACCGCCTCCTCCGAGCCGGGATCGAGCGAGCGTTGCGCGCCGCGCGAGGCGGCGGCACGGTCGGCGGCGGGCTGCGCCGCTGCCTTCGCCTTCGCGGCGTCTGCATCGGCGCGGGCCTTGGCGGCACGGTCGGCGTCGGCTTTGGCCTTGGCTGCGTTGTCACTCATGGTCCGATCTCCTATGCGTCTGCGACGGCGCTGGTGAAGATGGTCACGATGCCGTGGTCCTTCGGCGCTGTCTTGTCGGTTGTAGCATCGGTGCCCCAACGCAGCTTCTGCACGCCACGGATTTCCATGATGCCCGCCCCGTGCATGAACTGGTAATCGTCGTTTTGTGTCCGCGCCGTGGTGCGCTGCGCCCATGCGATGCCGACCGCCTGCGCCCCGAGCAGATAGGTCCGCGCGGTATCGATGGTGGCGTGCGCGTTGGTACCGCCCGCGGTGAGCACGCCGAGTTCGGGGATTTCGCGGATTATCATCCCGTCCCAAACCAAGTCGCCTGACGTGAACAGCGGATTGTCCGCGCCGCGCACATTGGCGTACTGCTGCGCGGCGATCATCACCGGATCGGCGCGCAGATCGCGGAACGGGATCGACGGCATCAGCACGACGAACCACTCCTCGTCATTGTTGACGCGGGTGGGCCGGATGTGCGGAGAGGCGTTGCGCGCGCGCCGTTTGGCAAGCGAGAGCACCGCGCACGTCATCTTGTCGGCGGTGTTGTCAACTGTCGCAATCGAGGTCGAGTAGTCGTTGGAGACGTGGTTCGCGACGGCGGAGCCGAACAGCACGCGGTCGGCGTTGTTCGTGACCCAGGTATCCATTGCGGCGTTCGACGCAGCGGCGAGCGTGGTTGCAACGTCGGCGTCGGCGGTGATCGAGCCGAGCGCGCTGATGATGTCGTTGCGTATTTTCTCCATTGCCCAGACCATCAGGCCGTCACGCCCGGCCTGGAGCAGATCGATCACCGACTTCTGCTCGTCCCAGTCGGAGACCGCCACCGCGTGCCGGATGACATCGACCGAAACTTTGAGCGAGCGCGCGTTTATCAACTCCTCATTGCCGCGCAACACGGTGTTGCCGGTGACGCCCGCGCCGACCAGGCGGCGCACCGTGGCGAACACGACGCTATCGCCGGCCTTGCGGGTGAGATCGTCCTTGAGTTGAATTATCGAGCTGTCGGACGTGCCGAAGTAGCGCGAGAAT